TGATAAACTAATATAATTAGGTGATGATACTAAAATACCATCCCTTTTACTATTAAGAATTAATCTATTAGAATTTAATATAACTTGACTATCTAAATATTCCTTAACATTCTCAGGTTGTTTATTTAAGGCATTATACCTTCTAGAAGAAAGATTTAAAGGTATAGATTGTTTTGAGGTAAGATAAATTGAAGATAAATCTTTATTAATATCTTCAGTTATAGGAATCCACCCCTCATCACTAACATTTTGGGGTTGCCCATTACGTAATATAATAATAGGATCCCCATTTTCACCTTGGGTTGACCAATTGTTATTGCCTTTAGATGTATTACCTAATCTAAAAGTATTACCAAATCTACCTTCAATAATATAATCCCCAGCATATGACTGAATTGGATGTATATTAATTTTTTCTTTAAAGGTACCACCTACATTTGGTGAATTTAATTCTATTTCTGTTGAATTATCTTTGACCCTCCTAACACTCCCCCCTTCAATAGATTTATAATCTTTACTTTGAGAAGGATTATTATTAGAATCTATTTTAAATAGATTAGGGTAAGCATTATGGTGGGGATGATTCCATAAATTTATAGTATCAATATAATAAAATTTATTTCCTTCTTTTAAATTTTGAATATCATCTGTACCCGGAAGATTAATTAATAATACTACCTCATTTATTAAGGGGTAATGTTTTATATTAGAATAAAAGGGGAAAGCAAAAGAATATTGACCTTCATCAATTTCAAATTCTTTAAGGACTTCAAATCTTATAGTACCAATTCCATTCCACCCTCCCACTAAATCAAAATCAGGATGTTGATTATCTAATATAATATCTTTTACTCTAACAGGAATTAAAAGATTTTCTTTAGGTTGTGTATTAATATTATTATCTCCTAAAGTTCTTTTAAGACCAGTAAAGCCAAATTTTGATACCATTATTTATTTTTTTTATCACCCATTTTTTGTACTTGTTCTAATAGTTGGGATTTTTCTTCTTCTGTTAAAGTACTTTCATCTTTATTTTCACTTCTACTTATAGATCTTTGAATTATAGTAGCCATTTTAATTAAATGTTCATCATTTTTAATTCCAATCTCCATATATTCCTTTATTAAAGGGACTATAAGTGTAGCATCACCTATATCATTTATTAAAGGTTTCAATTCACCTATAAGAGCTGATACTTGTTTTTCCTTTTTTTTCTGGTTAGTATATATTTCCCCTAATAAGTCTGAGAAGGATTTACCTTTAAATAATTTATTATCAAAATTATCCATAATATTTTGTTTATAAATATAAAATATATTAGGAATTAAAAACTACATAACCATTTTCAAGATAAAATATATAATTACCTTTAAAAATATCCTTTAGTTGGTTAGCTATTTTTGTAATTTTTGGTGTTTTTACATCTATCATTTCTCTAATATAGATGTATAAGGCTTTTTTATTAAATACCTCTAAATCTTCTCTTTTGCGAAATAATTCTAAAATAGCATCTGCTACTTGGGCATCGTTTTTTTTAGGAAATAAATCATAAATATTTTCGGTACAATATTCAAGATAAAGATCCATAAATTTATCTAATTCTGAAGTGATTTTTTCTTCCCCTGTATTGTATAAATGGTTAGATCCATCTTTGGATAAATCAGATATAGGTGTTTTTTTTATTTTTTTCTGATAGTTTTTGTTATTATAATTTATAAGCCATCTTTTAACTATTGTGCCAAAATATGAATATGCTTTTGCTCCTTTTGAGGGATCAAATAAGTGAATTTTAGAAAGTAAAAATGTTATAATTTCATGTTGAAGATGTTCTAAATTCTCTACCTCAGTATAATAAAATTTAAAGGTATGAATTATATTTTGGGTAAGTTTAAAAAAGGCATAATGTATTTCCTCTTCATATATTTTACTTCTAACTTCGGAATTAGGCTCATTATTATATCTAACTATGGCATCCTCGGTTTCTTGGGTAAAGTAGTTTTTACTCTTTTTTTTTCTTTTTTTAACCATTATATATTAAGAGTTTATTTTAAAGTTTGAAAGATTATCTTTCAACTTTTTAAGTTCATTCCAAAACCAACCTATTTCATCATCACTTTTAAAAATACCCCTAGCATCTATTTCATCTAGTCTTCTTTCAATTTGGATAATAGTTTGAGTTTGATCTTTAAAAAATTTAAGGTAAGAAATTAGAATATCTTCTGCAGCTTCATTTTTCTTGAGAAGGTTATAGGTCGTAAATCCTAAGACTACGACCATAACTGATAAAATCCCTATTATTATATAACTAGTTATCATAAATCATCTAACATATTTCTTAATCCTTTACTCTTTATAGTATTTAGAGCTTTAGATTTTGTGGTTTGTTTTTTGTTGTTAGGTAATATATTATTATTTGATTTAGATTCCCCGCTATTTTTAACATCCCCACCAAATTTTCCTAACCATTCACGTTCAAATTCAATTCTGGCAGCCATCATATCAGCCTGATGTAATATATAAGGTAAACATGTACGGGGTTTTGTTTCGGGCATATAAGTTAATAAATATTTTTTATTTGCCTCATCATATAGCCCATCATGAGTTTGAATAGCTATCATCTCATTAAAGGAATATGTTATACCATTAGATTGAAGTAAAAATAATGACCTATCAGGGACTGAGGAAAAAGGTAAGGAATCATTAAATTTATACATTTCTCCTAAGTTATCTTTTCTCCATTGATTATCCTGGGGGATATATGCATCAAATTTTTCATCACCCATTTTTCCTAAATCATGGTTTAAGGCTGAAAATATTAATTCCTCCTTAGTAAACCCTGAGATGTCACTTCCCATATTCTTCCATAAGGAATAAATTTGTATAGACCCCTTTATAACCCTTAAAACATGTTCTACATACCCACCATGGAAAGCATTATGATACTCCTTTTTATGAGATGCTGGGTATAGAATTAGCCTATCTTTGTGTAGGTTATAAAATTCTTTTAATTTATCTTTTCTAGGATTATTAATATGGGCGTCAATATAACTAATAAGAGAATCCCAATTATCATTTAATTGTTTAGCATTTAATTTCATAACTATTTATTTAATTCTCTTCCAGAGATAGGTTCAGCCTCAATATAACCTTTTATCTCTTCAATTTTATCTAAACCTTTAGCAATACTGGCTTTGTAAACTTCTAAGGGTTCTTGAGTATTTACTATTCTTTCAAGATTAATAAATATACTCTCTAATTCATCTAATCTTCTGTCAATCAAACTTCTATTTCTCATACAACTTAATTTAATTTAATTATTAATTATTAAAACTTTATATTTTTGAAGTTATAGAACTTCCTTTGGGGAAACAAGCTATTCTTTAAATTCTTTTAAAACCTTATATATTTTAAATAAATGAGAACATCTTTCATATTCTTCTCTATCTTCATAAAACTGAATTAATACCTCTAAATATTTTATAAGTATACCTGGGAATTGATGTTCATAATCAAATATATCATATATATCATTTTTATCATCAATATCCACCCTCTTAATATAATACCAGGCTCTATTGTAAGTGGCTAATTTAGAGAATTCTTTACTTTCATTATTCACCTTAAATTCATCACTTATTTCATTTTCAAAAAATTTCTCTAATTTTTGATGGAAAACTTCATGATTTTTTATAATTTTAATAAACATCCCAATTTTAAAAGTAGCTGTTTCCTTATAATCTTTTAATTCTTGGGGTGGTTGGTATTTTTCATCAACACCTTCTTCATCACCCTCAAAATCAAATAATCCAAAAATTTTATCTCTATCCATAAGAAATTATTTTGGTTATAAATATTAATTCTAAACCTATAATAAACCTTCTAATTTTTCAATATCATTGGATATTTTATTATAAACCTTAACCATATCTATCCTATTAGGGTTATATGGGTGGTATGCCCATAATTCTTCTTTTTGTTTAGTTAAAAACATTAATTCATTTAAAATTTCTTCTCTATTTTCCATAATTTAAATTTTTAGTTATTATTTGTTTTATAGTTTCAATAGCCACATTTAAATCCATCCTAAAAAATTCTCTATCATTACTTTCTCGATATTCAGATAATTCACGATGAATTAATCTTTCAAAATCCTCACCTCCATAATATTGGTATACATATTCAATAATAAATGGAGTAGGGATAGCGGAATGTTTATCTAATTCTTCTTTTCTTTTTATAACTGTCCTTCCAGTATATCCTATTTTTAATAAATCAGGCATAGAAGGATTAGACATTATATAAATTTTAGCATTACCCTTACCATCTCCATCTCTTCTAATCCTTCTAGCTTTAGGAGAATAATAACTAACTTTTTCCCATCCATCCTCCATAGGGGTTAAAGTGAAATATCTAGCTTCCCCACTATCATAAGATGGTGAGGAAGGATCTAATATTTGATATTGTGATGCTTCTTCTAATGAAATTCTCTTTACCATTTTACTTATATTACGTATTCCAAAGCTTTAGTAAACATTTTATTATTCAATTCCATATCTTGTTTAAAATTTTTAATAACTCTAGCACTACGGGTTTTACCCTTTACATTAACATATGAAAAATTACCTTCAATGATATTCTCTTGAATACGGTTAAACACCTCCCATAAACCATTTCCATCATCCTCATTTCTTTGTATATTCAATACACCCTCAATACTATCTTTAGTAATTTTAGCACCACCCTCTACTCTAAGAGAAAGTAAATCTTCTGCTAATTTTAAAGTTTCTTCTTCTTTTAATCTAGTATTCTTCATTTTATTCATGGATTCAACTGTTAAATCTAGATTATCAATAACTTGGTTCATAACACCTTGAAGGGCTTCAAAATCATAACCCATATGGCGAATTTTTAAAGACTCAAAAGTCTCACTAGGAACAACCAACCCATTAGCACATACCATTCTATATAAACCTGCTGTAAATGAAAATGAATTTTTTCCATCATGTGAATTAGTTAATAAAATTTGGGGATAAACATCATCCCCATCTTTACCCTTAATTACAACATCTGGGTTTCTAAAGATAACTAAATGTTTTTGAAATCCTAAATTTCCAACCTTACGAGATTTAACTTCTTGAGCACCAAAAACACCCCACCCAAGTAACTCCATATCCCTAATAACTCTATCTGTTGGGATATGTGTGTATTTAGATGATGTATTTTTAGCTCCCTTTTTAGTAAAAATAGAAGGTGCAATCACTTTTAATTCTTCCGTTGATTTAAAATCTTTGTTTTCTAAATTAATCATAGCCTTTACCGTTTTTATTATTAATATACCTCAATATACGAAATTCCACCGGTGTAGCCAAATTTTTTCACATAAATCTTCAAATGAATTTTACCTTACCCCTCCACCTCTCCTCATATCCATATATACAAAATATTTATTCTATAAAATTACTTACCCCACCAGCATATTAACATTATATTATAATAAACAACACACAAAAATTTAAATTATGTTCGAGATTATTATTTCATTTATATTAGGAGTATTAGCCGTAAGCACAGGTTATTACGTGTATACTTCACTTAAAATACGCAAATCATATATTACTATGCGTAAACGTTTTGAGGGCTTAAGACAACAAAATAACGAGCGATATGATGAGGTAACTCAATATACTATACAAGTAAACCAATGGTATCAAGAGTTAGAAGATATGGTTAATAACCTGGATATAAAAAGCATAGAGAACTTAAATGAAGAGATATTAAATGAAAAAAAGCAAACCCAACATTTATTTAAACTATTAAAAGATGTAAATGAACATTTAAGTAGGTTATCCAAACGTATGGATATTTTAAATGGGAAAATTAATTCTTTAAAAGAGGATCCTAATTTTATAAGTAGATATTGACGAGGTGGTTTTAAACGATGAAGGATATTAGTATATATCTTTTGTCGGGGTAAAAAAGTTGTAAAGAAGAGATTTTTGATATCTCTGGATTTGTGTAAAAAAATGTAAAATAGTTTTGAAAATTACTTTGGGGGGTAGATTTAACTTTATGAAAGTTTTATCATTCCCTCATTATAAAATCCACTTTCCATAACTATAAATGCATCTGTATCACTCGTAACCTTACTAAATTTAATACATCTAGCTTGGGCGTTATTTTGTTCTAGTTCCTCTAAAACATTAATTAAAGCTCTTTGTTTTGTCTTACCTGTTCCAAAAAAATTGTTTGTAAATGCTATAAATTCCATATTATTTAAGTTAATATATTAATATATACTTGGTCGATGGTAAAAAGTTGTAAGAGTGTTGTGAGTACATCACACTTTCCTTTTCCATACCCCCGCCATCGATGGATATATGCGCGTATGGGATTATACTATATATACTATATACCATATACATACCACCGCCCAAATACCTTATATATTATACGGGCGCCGGTATGCCAATGGATCGTATCCCCTTATTATGATACTATCATATCCTCTACATTATCATGTTGTTTATATTCTATTTCATCTACTACTACTAAATCTTCAAATGAATATTCTACATTAACTTCTTCCTCCATTACAAAAGTAAAACCTGAAAATGTACTATCTGTTACCTCGGTTACATTCAGATGATGATCTGATAATATAACTTTATCTGTTTTACCATGTCTAATTTCTTTTTCTATAAAACTCATTTTAGTATCCTTACCTATTTTATACTTGTAAGAACATGATCCTACATCTAAAGATGTTTTTGATCTAAATGATTTACCGTTTAAAAATTCTTGCTTTGTCATAACCTTTGTTTTTATTATTATTAATATACCTTAATATACGAATTATTATTTTAATATCCTATTCTTCAGTTAACCATTTTAATTCAAATTCTCCTTTAACTTCAATAATTTCATATACACCTTCCATTTCAACTAATAATTCTACAAATGTAATTTCATCTACATCATAACCACATCCTTCAATTACCTCTTCTTTAGTACCACATAAACTAACACCATAACAATTTTCTAAATCAACTTTTAAGTACTTTGTCATAACCTTTATTGTTTTAATTATTAATATACCTTAATATACGACTCCCCTATTGGGGAGCCAAATTTAACTTATAATATTTTAACATTAATAAAATTTCTCTCAAGTAATTCCTTTGCTTTACTTAAGTCTTTACTATCAGTTAATATAAATTTTTTACCTACATTATAAAATACTGAATTTAACTTATTAGAGTTAATTAAAATTTGATTTGA